ATGTCGCTCCCTACCAGAACCAAGCACGCCGCATTGCGTGGGACTACTTCAAGCACTACGCCCAGCCGCTCATCAGCGACACCAACGAGCAGATGATGACCATTACGCTCGTTAACAACACGAAGGTCAGCCTATTCGGCGCAGACAACGCAGACGCAATGCGCGGCCTCGGGTTCAGCGGCGTGTACATGGACGAGTACGGCGACTTCAAGCCCTCGGTATTTGGCAATGTCATCCGGCCTGCGCTCTCGGACAAACAGGGCTGGGCTGTGTTCGCCGGTACGCCGAAAGGCAAGAACCAATTCTGGGACATTTACGAGACGGCACGGCGCATCCCAGACGAGTGGTTTGTCCTGCGCCTGCCTGCCAGCGAATCAGGCCTGCTGCCGCAGAGTGAACTCAACGCGGCAAAGGCGCAGTTGTCGGAAGACCAGTACCTCCAAGAGTACGAGTGCAGTTTCGAGGCGGCTATCCTCGGCGCGTTCTTCGGCACAGAGATGCGGCAGGCAGAGCCGCGTATTAACGAGCGTGTAGTCTTTGAGCCGGGGTATCCGGTACACACCGCATGGGACTTGGGCTACCGCGACGACACGGCTATCTGGTGGTATCAGGTGGTGGGCGGCGAGGTGCGCGTTATCGACTTCTACGCAGTCTCGGGTGCAGACATCCGCGCCATCGCGGAGGTAGTCGTTAACAAAGGTTACACCTACGGCAAGCATTACCTGCCGCATGACGCACGCGCCAAGAGCCTACAGACGGGGCGCAGCATCGTAGAGCAGTTGGCTGACCACCTCGGCATCAACCATTTGTCCGTGGTGCCAAACATCGGCTTGCAGGATGGAATCCAAGCAATTCGCCAGATGTTGCCCCGAACTTGGTTCAATTCCGTAAAATGTGGCGACGGAATAGAGGCTTTACGCCAGTATCAACGAGAGTATGATGAGGACAAGAAAGCGTTCAGGGCATCACCCCGACACGATTGGACATCACACCCTGCCGACGCTTTCCGTATGTTAGCCGTTGCGTGGAGGGCTGAACCGTCCGCGCAGAGGCCGTTAGAGAGCAAGACCTTGATTGTTGGGCCACAGAATGAGGTCACGCTAAACGATATGTGGCAGGTTCACGAGCGTAGCGTCTCAAGGAGGGCGCGAATATGAGTAATCCGGTTACAGAAAGCCAGAACTTTAAGAACATCACTTCTACGACAACTGTGCGTACGGGAACGGGCGGGTTGCTCGGAATTTTCGTTGCCAGCGCATCGTCAAGCCCGACAATCAAGATTCAAGATGGCTCAAACACTCTGGTCAACACTTTCACTCCAGTTGCGGCAACCTTTTATCCCATGCCGGGATGTTTTGTTACCTCGCTTGTAGTGACCATTGGCGGCACGGTTGATTGCACGGTATTTTGGTCATAAAGCCATGCTTGCCACTTGGGGTTGCACTACATTTCCGAAGCCGACGATAGACCTTCAGTTTGCGGGTGCAACAAGTTTAGATAACCGCATCACCTTCACCCGCGCAACCACGGCGACCTATTTCAACTCGTCTGGCGTACTGTCTACGGCGGCTTCTGGCGAGGCCCGCTTTGACTACAACCCCACTACGCTTGCGCCGCTCGGCTTGCTCATTGAGGAAGCGCGGACGAATAGTCTTTTGCAATCGCAAAACTTTACAACAACTTGGTCGGCGGGAAACGTAACTGTCACGGCTAACACAACGACCGCGCCAGATGGGACAAGTACGGCAGAAACATTTGACGACGATGTAGCCAATGGGGGTCACGATGTTGGTCAAAGCATTGTGACGACGACGGGAACAACTTATACATTGTCGGCGTTCCTGAAAAACGGAAATCGACAGTACGCAATTCTTGCTTGTTCTGGGTCAGCAAACTCTTATGCGTCTGCCAAGTTTGATTTGTCTGCTGGCACATTAGGGTCAACCGTTGCTTCCGGTGCTGGTTGGTCTTTTATATCTTCTAGCATTACATCAGTAGGTAGTGGTTGGTATCGCTGCACAATAACTTTTGTTGTTGGCACTACGACTGGAAACGTCGCCAGAATTGGCATGGCGACTGACGGCACGACATTTACTGCGTCACAACGTGGACTAGAAGTTTATACTGGAAGTGATAAGACAATTTTTGTCTGGGGCGCTCAATTCGAAGCCGGTGCCTTCCCCACCTCCTACATCCCCACGACGACCACCGCCCTCACGCGCAACGCAGATGTAGCGACTATGACGGGGACTAACTTCTCGTCGTGGTACAACGCGGCGGAGGGGACGGTTTTTGTCTCGGCGCAATTTACAGAAAGCGTGGCGCTTAAAACTATCTATGAAATTAACGACAACACAACAACTAACCATATACGCGCAACTGTTAATGCGAGCGTTACCACTCCAATTTTTCAAGTAAGCAATGTCACCGCGCAGGCGGCAATCACTCTTGGCAGTGCTGCGCTAAATGTGTTTTTGATGACGAACGCTTACAAAGTTGACGATTTTTCGGCGGCATTGGGAGGAACGCTGGGAACACCCGATACCTCGGGGTCGCTGCCAACGGTTACTCAATTAACGATTGGCCGACGCATTACCGACAGATACTTAAACGGCTACATCCAACGCATCGCCTACTACCCCGTCCGCCTCGCCAACACCACCTTACAGGCACTCACGGCATGAGCGACTACTACCTCCGCGCAACCACCGCCGCAGCCCTCTACAGCGCACTAGAGGCGGCAGGGGTCGTGACCCAAGGCGAGGACGGCTGGCACGTCACAGACGGCCACAGGTACGCCCTCGATGTCATCGGCACGGTCTACAAGCCCACGGGCGAGGTCATCGAAGAGGACGGCGTAGCGGCTCCGGTGATGAAGGCGGTGCCGGGGTTCCACGCTAATTTGCGTGTTATAAATGCAAACAATTTTGATGCTAATATGCTTAACAAAATAGCAATTAATGCGCCTACTAATCCAGCAAGAGGTTGGGCATGAATAGAAAAGCAGGTTTGTATGCTAATATACTTGCTAAACAGCAACGCATTGCTGCGGGTAGCGGCGAGAGGATGCGTAAGCCGGGGACAGAGGGTGCGCCGACTGCAAAGGCGTTCCGTGAGTCTGCGAAGACTGCTAAACCAGAGAAAAAGGGTTACTGATGAGCGCAGCGTGGCAGCGTAAGGAAGGCAAGAACCCGAAGGGTGGCCTCAACGCCGCTGGTCGCGCATCGTACAAGCGTGAGACGGGCGGCACCCTCAAGCCCCCGGTAAAGGGCGGCGACAATCCTCGCCGCGCTAGTTTCCTCGCACGCATGGGGAACATGGCTGGGCCGATGGAGAAGAACGGCAAGCCTACACGCCTCGCCCTTGCGCTGCGTGCTTGGGGTGCGTCGAGCAAGGAAGATGCCAAGGCGAAGGCCAGAGCCATCTCTGCGCGAAACAAGAAGGACTAACAGATGGACGAGCGCGTTAGCCGAGAACTTGAGAAGTACCTGCGGGTCATCGGCACCTACGAGAATGAGTTTGCCAAGTGGCAAGCGCGGGTAAAGAAACTCGTCAAGCGTTACCGCGACGACACCAGAGGTTCGGGCGGCAACGAAACCGCCAAGTTCAACATCCTGTGGTCGAATGTCCAAACGCTCATCCCTGCCGTCTACGCCAAACTGCCGAAGGCTGATGTAAGCAGACGCTTCGGCGACAACGACCCCGTTGGGCGTGTCGCTGCACAATTGGTCGAACGCGCCATCGACTTTGAGATTGAGCATTACCCCGATTTCCGCTCGACCATGAAATACGATGTCGAGGACAGGTTCCTCGGCGGTCGAGGCACGGCATGGGTGCGGTACGAGCCTCATGTCGCCCCCATTGGCGTAGAGGACGATGGCGTATCCATCACCTCTGCCATTGAACAGGGTGAGGGCGCACCGCCGCCGCTTGAAGAGATTGAGTACGAACGCGCCCCGGTCGATTATGTCCATTGGAAGGACTTTGGACACTCACAGGGCCGCACTTGGGAAGAGGTGGGTCAGGTATGGCGCTGGGTCTATATGACCCGTGAGGCGCTTGTAGAGCGTTTCGGCGAGGAAATGGCGCGTCAGATACCGACCGACCAAGGCCCGGAGACGCTCAACGCCTACCGCGACAGCAAGCGTCAGTACAACCTCGCCAAAATCTGCGAACTTTGGGACAAGGAGACGCTGAAGGTCTACTGGTTGTCAAAGGGTATGTCGCACTTCATTGATGTGCGTGACGACCCGCTCAACTTCGAGGGGTTCTTCCCCTGCCCGAAGCCGCTCTACGCCACGACGACCTCGGACAACCTTGTGCCTGTCCCCGACTTCGTGTTGTACCAAGACCAAGCGATGGAGTTGGACATCCTCTCTGACCGCATTGATGGTCTGGTCAAGGCGCTGCGTGTGCGCGGCGTGTACGATGCCAGCCAACCGGCGTTGCAGCGTCTGATGACCGAGGGCGACAACAATGCCCTCATCCCGGTAGACAAGTGGGCGGCGTTTAGCGAGAAGGGCGGCTTGAAGGGCAGCGTTGACCTGCTGCCGCTCGACACCATCGCGCAGGCGCTCATCCAATGCTATCAAGCACGCGCTGACATCAAGGGCCAGATATACGAAATCACGGGCATCAGCGACATCATCCGTGGTCAATCTGCGGCCTCAGAGACGGCGACGGCGCAGCAAATCAAGGGTCAGTACGCTGGCCTGCGGTTGCGGTCGATGCAGGAAGATGTGGCGCTCTTTGCAACCGAGGTCATCAGGCTTAAGGCGCAGGTGATGTGTATGCGGTACCAGCCGCAG